GCCTCCGCGCCGGGCAGCGTCATCGCCGATGGCATGCTGGTGCGCCGCGTCGACGAGAACGGCGCTTCGCTCTCCATCGCCGGCCAGCTGGTTCGGGTCGATGCCTTGAGTGCGCTCAGAGACCCCGGTGCGCTCCTCACGCATCCGGTCCACGTACTCCAGCATGGCGAAGGCAGTTTGACCCAGTTGCGGCGTATCGAGGCGCGTAACAGCTCCGGGCATGGTCGCACGGACGATCCCGTGGGGACGCGAGGACATGAGGTCATCGGTCTCGACCTGACCGTCAATGACCACATAGCGACCGTTGTTCGACAGGTACTGGTTGTCCAGCATATTGCGGAATAGCTGGGTCTTGATCTTCTGGATGTCCTCGGTGAGGTCCGCCAGGGAGAGACCGTGGAGCTTGTGCGGGATCATGATCGGGGACCACACCGCGAACGGCATACAGTCCACCTCCTCATTCTCGAACACGCGCTCGCCAACCTTTACGACGCGGCGCAGCTCGGTGATGCCGTCATCATCAAAGTCGTAGCGGATGTAGGCCTCGGTGACCCAAACCTTCTGAGACGGGCCCTCGTTGTGCCCGGTGCCGTGCATCTCATCAGTGTGGTCGTGCATATGGCGGGCGTGCCGCTCCTCAGACAACCAGGAGTCGGGACCCTCAGAGGCCGGGAGGTCCTTGAGGTCCTTCTCCTTGTAGCCCATAGCCCGGAGGTCGGAGATGGTCATCTCGCGCTCGTGGGCGGCGAAGGACGCGGTCTGGATGCCCTTTCGCGCATCGTCGGAGACCGTGAACTCCTCAGGGGGGATACACTCAAACGTAACACCGCGCTCCGGGTACTCAACCGCTAAGGAGAGGTCGAAGAGTTTTGGTATCGGCTGGCTTGCGACCTGCTGGGCCTGCTGCTGCAGGACCTGCATCTGCTGCATACCCTGCTGCTGCTGCTCGGGCGGGAGGGTCTGGAGCTTCTGCGTCATCTCCTGGGCCATCTTCGTGAGGCCGGCCAGGGCCTTGTCGCGCTGCTCTACCGATGTTGGATCGTCGTACTCCTTGCGCTCGATGACCTCCGCGACCTCGGGTTTCCTGAGAAGGCCCATAGCCTCTGTTTCGGTCAGTCCCTTGTAGTCCTCCCGAACCCGCTGCTTGGTGTCATCCCACCAGGCCTTAACAACGCCCTGCTTCTGGAGAAGCCCGTCGGTGATCCACTCATAAAGGACCTTGAACCCGTCGTTCTTCCGGTGAAACAGGTAGTTGATGTAATCCGTTTCCTGTTGGGCCTGCTCAACGTCATTCGGGCCCTGCGGCTCAAAGCGCACCGTGTCACCACCGGAGGCGAACAGCTTCATAAGCTCGGGCTTGATCCACTCAATCGTATCCATCACCTCGCGGGTGACCACGTGAGACCGATCGGGCATCTCGTTGCCGTAGGGCTCACCGAGATAGCGCTTCATCGCATCCGCGCGCTGACGAGAGAGCGTGGAGGTGTGGACGCCCAGGCCTGACTTCAGCTCCTGGTCAATGGCCTGGACCATCTCCTGCTCGCGTTGTGCTTTGGTAGCCATAAAGTTCCTATGCCAAGTAGGCCGTGGGCTCGTACTTCAGCTTTCGACCGAAGCGCGACTGAAACGCACCAGCGGCAGTCGGGACCTCCGCAAACCGGAGGGACTGCGCCGCATAGCGTGTCGCGGACATCAGGTCATCATTGAGGGCGACGATCTTCCCGTCCTCCCGGTGATAGAGTCGGTACTCTTCAAACCACTCGCGGCAGGTCTTGAAGACCTTGAAGCGCCCGGTCTGCATCCGCTCCAGCAGGGCGTTGATTCCCGGCTCAACCTTGTAGTTGCCCTTCTTCCCGTCGCCAATCGCGAGCGGGTTGGTGAAGTGCTGGGGCAGCATCTTGATGCCGTGCATCCGGTACTGGTCCGCCATCGACACACCCGAACCGCCCTCATGCTTCATGCCGTCATGCGGCCACACCACGGGAACCGTCTCCCTGGCGCGTATTGCGGTGGCGTGGAAGGCAATCGTCTCCTTCCGGTGTCGATACTCATCGACCACGTAGACGCAGTCAGAATCCCGATCCCAGCGGAGCCATACGACTGCCGTGGGGTGGTCCCACCCGAAGTCGAGCCCTGCAATACCGGGCCAATACTCCGGGATCTCAAAAGGGTCCACGATGATCTCGGACTCGGGAACCGGGAACACCGGACCCGAACCGAACAAGGGGATGCCCTTGGAGCGCATATCGCGCTCATGCTCGCCGTAGATCTCAAGGAGCTGAGACTTCACCTTGTCGGTGATGTGGGGAGCGTCATCCCAGGTCGCACCGATCAGCTTCTGACCGGGCTTGATGTCGTTCATGAACTGGGAGACCACCTGGGTCATCCCGTCCTCCGGGGTAAAGGTCATCGAGACCGTCCCGCCGGTTGTTGCTGTACGTGTCGCGCACTGGGTGAACAGCCCGTCCGGGGGTTGCTCGTCCAGCCAGATCTCGTGGATGCCCCGGCCCATGAACTTGGCCTCGCCCTGCTCAAAGGCCTTGAACGTGATCCGGGACCAACCGTCGAACTTGCCGTCCGTGTGGTGCCTTACCAGGGCGCTCTGGAGCGCGTTGGGAACCTGGGGCTTCCTCACCACATCACCAATGCAGTGGTGGGGTATCATCCCCGTCCCACGCTCATCGGGGTTGTCCGGTGGTCCGAGTAGCTCGGCCTGCAGGATGTCCCGGGTTGATTCCGCTGAGACGCCAGAGACCCAGATATCAATCGGTCCCTCCCACTTCTTGCCCTCCCACCAGTCCGGGTAGAGCCCAGTGGCCTGGAAGGCTATGTTCGCGGCCCCGGTGAAGGTGTTGTGCGTGACAATGTAGTCAGAGATGACGTAGGTGTTGGTGGGGCTGTCCACCGATATGCACACCATCTCATCCTGCTTGTCGAGCGGCTCGATGCGGACGATGACGTTATCGCTGCCGTTCTTCTTCTGCCCGTAGGAGTATGCGGAGGCCTTGCGGGACAACCGGAAAAGAGGCACATCCGTCGCCCATATACCGACTCGCCAAGCAACCCCGCGCTTTAACTCTCCCCCATAGGTCCATGTTGTCTTTTTGGACTTAATCGAACACCGAATGCCGAGGCTTCGACAAATGTCGGCAACGTCTTGTGCTAACTGGCGGGAGACGCTGACAAACTCACAGCGGTGCCCTGACGCGTGCCCGTCCGTGTCCATGAGACCCTGGAGGACTGCGAGCCTTTCGTTGCTGTGCTTGTACTCGCTTGGGACGTACTTCTCGTGACACCCAAGGCCGAACACCCCCGCATCTCGGAGCCTGCCCGTCATTCCCACGTATGACCGTGTGATCAGGCCGTTCTTACGCACCTCTCTGGAATGAGGGCCGAGCTTAATGAGGTCAAACTGCTCCTCATCAGCAGAGTGCAGGATGCAGGATTGCTGCAGGGACCCATCCCCCAGCAAGACACCCAGCGTGTAGGGGTCTATGGGGTAGCTGCGTTCCTCGTAGTCAATCCTCTCAACCACCGGGATTGCATACCGGCGCGGGGCGCTGGGCTCCAACCCAACATCGTCAATGATCTCCCGCAGCGTCTTGACCTGCCACTGACCATAGCCAGGATTATCCCAGTTCCTGACCTCACCCGATGCCAGCTTCTTCGTGTAGCGCTTGCGGAATCGTTCTTCCGGGCTTTTGCATCTCCACTGATGGTCAAGGTCACAATCGGCATAAGTCCCATCGTTGAAGTGGACGCGATAGACATCCCGCAGGCCTTGAGGGAACACCCCCGTCACAGGCGCGTGACCCCCTTGCGGGTCGCAAACAACATCACCAACCGAAAGGTCCTTAATAGGAACCCAGCCCCTCGGCGTTAAGACTGGCTCGCTTGACCGGACCGCCTTCCCCACACGATTGGCGGCCATGAGGAGGACCTGCGAGGCATCACCCGATGCGTTACAGAAGTCCCGCTGGAACGGGTACGGTTTGAAGGACTCCAGGCGCCTGCTCTTAACCCTGCGCTTCTTCTCTTCTGCGAGGGCCTCAAGCTGGGTTAGGGTCTCAAGTTTCTGCTGGCGTGATGTCAATGGCGAGATCCCCGCGCAGACGCTTGATGCGACGGTCCAGCTCCTCGTCGCTCATGTTCCGCACGTTGTGGTTGATGTTGACCTCTTTCGGGGCCTCGGGCATACAGCGCGAGAGCAGCTCCTTCGCCGCGTTCAGTTGGACGGTCTCTGACTCCGCCTCGATGGCGAGACGCTCCAGGGTGCTCAGACCAAGGATCGCCATGTCCGATGACACGGCCTTGTTGCGGATCGCATCCGAGATGTGACGCGCCAGGTCGATCTTGAGCTGACGCGCCTTCTGCTTTGCTGTGTGGGAGTCCTTGTAGCCAACCGCGAGGTAGGCCTTTAGCGCGTCCCCGGTCTTGATGTACTCCTCAACGAACTCCTGCTGACGCTTGGGAAGTTCATCAAATGCGGTGGGCGCCTG